TGACGCCATGTCTAGTCTTATGCGTGGTCAGTCAGTGCATCACAGCACGCGCACGATCATTAATAGACTGCTGGCGCAGGGTAAGTCAGACATCGAGATTTGGTCAGTGTTCGCCGGGTTACGCCAGGCGCTAGAGATGGTGCGTGGTAAAGAACGCATCGACCTGCTGTTTAACCGTGGTATTCCTGACCTGATTAAATCCGGACTGGAGAAGTATCCGCCGGCACCTGTACCTTTCGTCGAAGAGCCGGTAGAGGTCAGCGTTTGGGATGATTGGGTCTACGTCGCGCACGAGCACAAGTTCTACAGTCGCTCTAAACGCGAATCGTTCAAGCCCGAAGCATTTAACGCACTGCTGGCGCTAGAAGATACTTTCGTCGGTAAGAAGCAATATAAGCCGGCTGATTATGCTCTGGGTGTTGTGGGTGTCCCTAAAGTGGCGTTCGCAATGTACGCGCCAGCGTTCGGAGAATTTTTCACCTATAAAGGGTCGACCTGCTTCAATACCTATAAAGAAGGATTCGTCCCGGCGACAGCTAAGTCGTGGCCTGATATCTATCAGAAGCACGTCGAGTTATTGTTCCCTAATGACCACAAGGTAATCACGCAGTGGATGGCTTACGTTGTTCGCAACGCAGGTCGTAAAGTGTTGTGGTCGCCTTTATTGAAGGGTATCGAAGGCGACGGTAAAACGGCCATCGGTAATATGATCATCGCTGCGCTAGGGCAAGAGAACGCACATCAGATTGACATGGATTCTATTCGCAGCTCGTTCAATGCCTGGGCAGAAGGCGCCTGTTTCGGGATCATCGAAGAAGTGCGCGTGTCAGGTCAGAACCGGCACATGGTCATGGATAAACTTAAACCGCTTATCACGAATACGGAAATAAGCATTACGCGCAAAGGACAGAACCCGTTCACGGCGTTAAACACGATGAACTATCTGCTACTTACTAACCATGAGGACGCACTGGCGCTAAGTGAAACCGACCGCCGATACGGGGTATTTTTCACCCGATTCGAGAGCCGGGATCAGCTCCCAAGCGTAAAAGATCATTACGAACCATTGTGGGATGCGATCAGAGAACGACCTGACGCTGTTCGCGGGTGGCTAATGTCTATCGATCTGGCTGACTTCGACCCGAACAAGGCGCCGGAGACGACCGAAGCGAAACGCAAAATGATGGTAAATAGTCGATCAGAGGCGACCGCATTACTTGCGGAGGTTTTGGAAATAGGCGGGCTCGGTGTTCATCCGGAAACCTTTAACCCGACTGCGGTGAATATTCTTATAGAAGAGTATCGTTTAGGTAGGCCGATCAACAATCGCCAAATGCCTAAAGCGGCTGAAGAGCTAGGTTTTATTCAGTGGCCTCGCATAAAATGGGAGGGTCGCCCGTGTCGTCCTTACGTTAGAAAAGGTACCAAAACCGTAACCAGTAACGAAGATATCCGGGTGTTGTGGTCGGATAGGCACGGTTTTGAGCCCGAAAACGACTAAAAGTACCGGTTGAACTGGAACTTTTACTAAACTGGTACCTAAACTGGAACTCTTTAAGTTATTGTTATTCTTACTATTTCTTTTATAGTTCCAGTAGTACCAAATAAAATAGATATAATAGATACTGTACAATAATAATATATAAAGAATGAGTTCAAACAATCTGGAACCGGTACCTATGATCAGAGTGACGATCGATTTCTTGTGGCACGGCGACATTTGTATCGCCAGTGCGATGACGGATGGTTATACGACTAACGTCGAATCCATTACAATGGAGAACGGTGAAGTGCCTTCTGGGTTAGATTGGGATATGATACAAGTTATCGAAATGCTCGCTGTCTGTACCTGGATGGACGAGCAAGCAACTTTTTACTTAAGCACAGAGACTCACTAATGACTAATCCAGTAGGGCGACCAAAGATTCAACTGAAGGATCTTCCTCCGACTTGGAAGGATGATCTGATTGCGCTCGGCAAGGTAGGCGGTTCTGACGTCGAGATGATGGTTAAGATCGGAATCTCGAAGGGTCTATGGTATCGACTACTTGAAGAAGAACCTGAATTTTTGAACACCGTAAAAGAAGCGCAAATGCACTGCGAAGCTTGGTGGGTCGCGCATGGTCGTGAAATGGCGACTGGTGACGGCAAAGGTATGCCGGCCGTTTATATCTTCAATATGAAGAACCGCTTTAAGTGGCGTGACCGTCCTGAAGATGAACAACAGACGATCACTATTCCTAAGCTAGTTATTCAGACGAAAGACGATTGATGCTGCACGATCCGCCAGAGATAAAACAAGATGACACGCTGGTTCTAGCGTCACTTACTACGCCGCAGTCTAAGATCTATAACGCTGACTCGCGCTTTCGCGTGGTAGTAGCCGGTCGACGCTTCGGCAAAACTTATCTATCAACGGCAGAACTGCTGCGCGCCGCTATCGAGAAAGACGGTGCAAATTGCTGGTATCTTGCACCGACTTATCGCGCGGCAAAAGATATCGCCTGGGATATGCTGACCAATACGATACCTGAAGAGCTAATCGCGAAACGTAACGAATCAGAGCTAACAGTTCGATTGCGTAACGGTTCGCTGATCGCGATCAAGGGCGGCGAATCTTATGACAACCTGCGCGGACGTTCGCTTGATTTTGTCGTGCTAGACGAAGTCGCGGATATGCGTCCGCAGGTGTGGACCGAAGTTATACGACCTTCGTTATCCGATCGCCAGGGCAGCGCATTGTTCATCGGTACACCGAAAGGTCGTAATCACTTCTACGATCTATGGACCGTCGGCGCAGATGGCGTGAACGACTGGCGCAGTTTCCAGTTCACGACGCTTGAAGGCGGTAACGTACCTGCGGAAGAGATCGAATCAGCGAAGCATGACCTGGACGAGCGCACGTTCAACCAGGAATACAACGCGAACTTCGTCAACTACTCCGGAATCATCTACTACAATTTCGACCGGTCTGAAAGTGTACTGAGTACACCGCCTGACGATATGCAGGTTTTGCATATTGGTATGGACTTCAACTTGGACCCAATGTCGGCAGTCGTCGCGGTTAAGGATGGCGAGACGTTAAGCATTATCGACGAGATCGTTATTTACGGATCGAACACTGACGAGATCGTCGACGAGATCCACCATCGATACCCGGATCGACGCATTATCGTTTATCCAGATCCGGCGTGTAAGCAGCGCAAAACCTCGGCCGGTGGACGGACTGATTTGTCTATACTTCAGAACGCCGGGTTCGCTGTTAAGGTTCGTAACAGTCACACCGCAATTCGTGATAGAATCAACGCAGTTAATGCGCGCCTACTATCTGCGGATGGTGAACGGCGTTTGTTTGTCGACCCTAAGTGCAAGCAGGTTATTAAATCGCTGGAACGACAGACGTATAAAGAAGGCACAAACCAACCTGATAAAGAATCGGGTTTTGACCACATGAATGACGCGCTAGGATATTTGATCGATTTCCTATATCCTATAAAACGGGATCATTCTACACCTCAACCAACTAGATGGACGTAATCGTGGCTAACTCTGAGATCACATATACGCACCCAGATTATGACGATCACAAAGATCAGTGGGAATTCCACCTGCGTTCGTATCTGGGCGGTGAGCACTATAAAGACGGCAATTATCTTGTCCGTTACCTAAACGAAGATAAAACAGAATACGCGCGTCGCTTGGACCTGACTCCGATCGATAACCATTGTGCGAACGTAATTCACATTTATTCTTCGTTCTTGTGGAAACAGGCACCGACTCGCAACTATAACTCGTTAGAGGGTTCGCCAGTCGTAGAACAGATCGCAAAAGATGCTGACCTGGACGGCCGTTCGCTTAACGCGTTTATGAAAGAAGCGCAGATTTGGTCTAGCGTTTATGGTCACTGTTGGGTTGTAGTCGACAAACCTAAATCGACTGCCGGCACAAAAGCGGAAGAACTCGGCCAGGGCATCCGTCCTTATCTGAATCTATACACGCCAGAAAACGTGTTCGATTGGAAATGGGAACGCACTCTATCAGGACGCACGAAGCTGACGTACCTGAAACTTCGCGAGGAAGTTATCCGCGAGAACGCGACAGAATCTAAAGTCTACTTCCGCGTTTGGACCGAAGAGACCGTCCGCTTGTACGAAGTCAGCAACGACGTCGAGAAGCTAGTCGAAGAGATGGACAACCCGATCGGCGTTATTCCGGCAGTATATCTCCCTGCGGCGCGCACTGTTACGAAAGGCATCGGTAAATCGGACATCGCTGACATCGCAGTTATGCAGAAGGCGATCTATCAAGAGCTATCGGAAATCGAGCAGCTTATCCGCATCTCGAATCACCCGACGCTTGTTAAGACATTCGACACAGATGCAACGGCTGGCGCCGGTGGTATCGTGCATATGCCTGACGAACTCGATCCGGGTCTTAAACCGTATATGTTACAACCGAACGGCGGCAATCTATCTGCGGTCATGGAATCGATCGCGCGTAAGACTGAAGCGATTAACCGCATGGCGCACTTGGGTGCTGTCCGGGGTACTGACGCAGTTAAAGCATCGGGCATCGCGTTGCAGACAGAATTCCAACTGCTGAACGCACGTCTCGCAGAAAAAGCAGACATCCTCGAACTGGCGGAAGAACAACTCTGGCAATTTATTTGTATCTGGCAGGATACAATGCCTGACGTCGAGGTGTTCTACCCTGATTCGTTCGACGTTCGCGATTACCCGAACGAACTTCAATTCTTGCAACAGGCTCGCGCGTCTGGTGTTCAGTCGCAAACGTTCATGCGTGAAGTCGATAAGATGATCGCTGACCTGGTGCTAGACGATGAAGAACTGGCGAAGGCGCACGAAGAGATTGATTCAGCGCGCCAGCTTGGTGACTTCGGAACCGTAGCGAATGGCGGCTGATCTCGATCACGCACGAATCGTCGAGGCGCTTACTGATACCCATCAGAAGCGCCTTAACGCCATCATGCGAGAACTCGAAGAACGTGTCGCGGCTCTCGCGATGCGCGCACCGCTTAAAGAAGGCGAACTCTTCGATCTTGTCTGGTCTATCAATGCTCGCGCTGATCTTGAACAGATTATGCGCGAAACATACCTGACCGAAATCGACTCGCAGATTCGCGAATATCAGACGATTGTTGATTCATTGGCAACCATGCTGAACGAATACGGCGACTTCACCGGCGTGCCGGCTGATACGATTACTGCTCTTCAGCGTGTCGCGTTCTACGGCTTTCAGGATATTGCGTCGACCTTCTCTAACGAACTGGCCGACGAGCTATACCATAACGCGTTGACCGGCAGACCGATCGAAGAATCTATCCGTAATCTGCGTATGAAGATTAACGGCGTTTATATCCAGTCAGACCAGGACGAGATCGATCGCCTGGTTGAACTAGCCGAAGCAGGTGACGAGGACGCAGTTCGCGAACTCCATCAGGTTTATGCCGCTGATCGCACCGGCCGAAATATGCGTCGTTATGCGCGACAGATGATCGTCGACTCTATGATGCAATTCGATGCCGCAGTGAACGTCGCTGCGGCTCGCGAGATCGGTTCGGAGAACTGGAAGTATTACGGCACTGTCGTAGAAGATTCTCGCGACTTCTGCGTTCGACACGTCAACGAGATTTGGGACGAGAACGAGATCCGCGAAACTTGGGCGGCGACAAGCTGGCAAGGCAAGGCAGACGGCGATCCGTTCATAGTGCGCGGTGGCTACAATTGTCGCCATCACTTTAGACCAGTATTCGACGAGGAATTGGAAAATGCCTAAAGCGTTGGAAAAAGAACTTATGAAGGTATGCAAAGAACGTGGCTATAGCAAAGAAAGGTGCGATCGCTACGTTTACGGCACACTGCGTAAGACAGGGTGGAAGCCCAAAAAACGGAAATAACTCTATAGAGAGGTACGCGACATGAGCGAAGCAATCATGGAAACTGGTGATCTACCAGAAGAAAACAACGCGCCTGAAACACAGGCAGAAAAGACTTTCACACAATCAGACGTTGAGAAGATTCTCGAACAACGCCTGGCGCGTGAACGTCGTAAGTATGAAAAGCAACTCGAAGGAATCGACGTCGACGAAGCGCGCCGTTTGATGGAAGAGAAGCAACAGGCAGAACTCGAACGCCAGAAAGAGAAAGGCGAATTCGAGAAAGTGCTGAAACAAGTGACAGAGAAGAAGGAACAACAGATCCAGACGCTCAGTCAGAAGTTACAAGAAATTCAAGTCGACGGTGCGCTTATCAACGCGGCGTCACAAAATAATGCCGTTAATCCTCAGCAGGTCGTTCAGCTATTAAAAGGCCAAACGCGACTAAATGAGGATGGTCAGGTGGAGGTATTGGATTCTGACGGATCAGTGCGTTACAATGACAACGGTGAACCACTAGGTGTTAATGCACTGGTGGCTGACTTCCTTACTGCGAATCCGCATTTTGTTAAAGCGTCCGTTGGTGGCGTTGGATCAAAAGGCGCGGCAGGTGGCTCCACTCCGAAGCCTGAATCGGTGGCTGATATGCTTGCAAACTGGGAATCCGGTGGAAAGGCAGCTTATGCCGCTTTGAAAGGCAAGCGTTAAACCTTGTTTAATACTTAACGTAATTATTGGAGAGCTATCATGGCTGCTACTACTACTTCTACACTAGACGATCTATTCGTCAATATTGTTGCTCAGGCACGTTTCACTGCTGAAGAGCAATCTATCATGCGTAACCTTGT